GATGGAATCATCGCCTTGCACTTTAATGATACAAGCTCGTGGGTCGAATCCGAGAGCGGATAGGATTGTTGCAAGCATTGTGTAGTTGTACCAAGAGTCAAGGAGTTGAGTGATAAACAGACCGGAGGGTATGCCAGCGAAGTGTCGGACGTACATCGAGCCGTCAGGTAAGACGATCGGTGCATTGAAAAGGTTTTCAAGCGTCCAGAGCCAAAGGCGTTCAAGCCGAATAGCTTTTTCGTGGTTCCAGGTCTTATCCGTGTCAGGATAGTCCTTGGTTGGTAGGTACCCGTTTGAGAAGTCAAGGTATTGACGGACTCCAAACATTATACGTTTGATGACTGAGAAATACGCTCGTTTGTCGAAGCGTTTCCAGTCGAGAGTCAGAAAAGAATGTGCTACAAAACGAGAGAATAGGGAAGCGTTGAGACGCATCCATCCTCCAGTGATGGTTTCGTAGCCCCAGAGCATTGGCGCGGAGCCAGGATTAAGCTTAATCCAGGCAACGTACTCCCAGTAAAACTGAGTGTCGCCGATTACCCAAGGTTTAGAGCAACCCCAGATGGTTCGCATCTTGTTGGGGTCGTCTTTCTTGACGATTGCGGTTTTGGTGTGTAGTAGCATGGGGAAAATGAATCGGTCACGGAGGTACGCGGTTGAGGCGAGGCCAGCAGTGGTGGTGAACCCATCTTTGATGATGTGGTGCCATCGGCGAGTCCACGAAAAAACGGCGTTTTTCATGAAGCCAAATTTGGCTGGGGTGACTTGGTTGAGGACCTTGTCTACACGGTCGTTATAGCGACGAGCCATGTCGATAGGGTCGACATATTTGATCCATTCCTTCTTTTCCGCGTCGTAAAAATCCTCGAACTTGTGACGGTTCTTGAGGAAGTAGTCGTCTGTGGCGAAAGGCGCCTCGGCATTGACACCCCATTTGAAAGGGTAGTGGTGTTCAACATCGTTCAGATGACAGGGCATAGCACGGCGGGGGGGACGAAAGGCGTCAGCCATTGCGTCAAGGCCGTTTTCAACATGTTCGTCGAAAGGAATGTCCTTGAATTCGACATCAGTTGCGAAAAAGTCAATCAAAATTGACTCGAGTTCGACATCGGATCGGCGGAGCTGATTGACAATCAAGTCGATTTCAGCGGGAAACAGATAAGTTTCCATTGCGTGTCTGATGGTTTTCTGGTGTGCGAGGACATGTTCGGAGTGAACAGATGGGGAGCTAGGCTTGTAGTGGTAGTTTCCGATATACTCAAGATTTGAGTCAGCGCGAAAAATACGCGTTAAGCGGTCGAAGGCTGCAGTAAGCAGTTCCATTGTGAGAGGTAATACTTGTTCCTATAAAGACTTTCTTTGGTATCGAG